AAGTGTATCGCCTTGAGAAAAGGCACTCATGTTTAATTTGGATAATTGACCTTGAGTAATCACAAAGCCAGTTTGATTTGCGCCAATACTATTTTGCGCCACCAATCCCAAAGTTTTTGCTGATGTTGCGTCACCAAGATTTGATGCAAGTTTAACTGATGCCCTATCGCCGCTTGCTTGATATAAATAAACAGCTTGACCGCGTGTAATGGCAAACGATTCAGCATTGGTTACAAAAGCAAACATTTGTTCGCCAATGTTTACTTCATCAGTGCCATCAACAATACCAAATGCGGCTGTGGCTGTGGCAGTATTCCAGCGCAATTTTCCTAAAGCAATTGCTGTTGCCGCCGCTGTATCTAATTGCAAAAAATCAGCCGTCTGAATGCCGCCTGTAATTCCGCCCAATGATGTAATGTCTGTATTTGCACCTGATTGTGCCGCCTGTAAATTTGCTCTTGCGCCTGATGCTGTTGATGCGCCAGTGCCGCCATTTAATACATTTAAAATGCCATTAAGTGTAATTGTGCCTGATGTTGTAATAGGCGAACCAGTTGCAGTTAATCCTGTTGTTCCGCCCGAAAATGCAACGCTGGTAACAGTGCCGTTACCAATGCTTGCCCAAATTGCATCATAATTTGCATTGCTTGCTTTAACCAATGCTTGACCTGTTGTGCCGCCTGATGGGATTCCGTTCCCAGTAACAGTGCGGTCAAGATTGATTTCAATTCTTTGTTGTGGCGTAACCTCAACCAAAACGCTATTTGCTTGTTGAACTGTAACTGATGTGCTATTAACAGCAACATCAATATCCTGAACATTGCCTTTTGTAATAGTCAAATCCATGTTAATTCACCACGCCGTCTGAACGCACCAAGAACAATAGGAATATTATGCTGTCCTGCGCTGGCGTTTCACCAACGGCTGGAAAACTTAATTTGATTCTGCCACTAAAGCCAACGCAATTTGTTGCATTGATGTCTAGTTGCGGGTCGGTTGATATAACGCCCCATGCGCTTTCATCAATAACCAATGTAAATTCGCCAAGTGCGTCATCACGATTTGCGATTGTCAGCGTAACTGGTGATGGTGTTGGTGTGTAATCGGCAATGTCAAATGACAACCCATATCGGCTGTCTTGAATATTGGATAATTGTCTGCGGATAATTTGCGCGCTGATAGTGCAACCTGTCAAATCAACAGGCACGCCATCGTTTGACATTGTGAGATTCCAAAAGGTGTTTTGGTTATACACCAATTCACCCGCGATAATCGGATTGTCAAAACCACTGACCTGTGTCAGCGTGTTCTTGTTAAATATAGCCATGATTTTTCCCTTGCTCTCGGTAAATAACGCGATTCATGCACTCACAAATCGCGGCTCATGTCTTATATTATCTTTTCGTGATTATACTGTTTTCCAAACTTCTTGTGGAATTTCTGCAAATATAGAAATATCGCCATCAATAGGATTAACAGCAATTGCCCTTACCTGACTACGCCACGCAATAAATTCAGCTTGATTGTCTAAATATGGATTGCTCTGCGATGGGTCTGCAACACTAGGTAATTCAACCCAATCTGTTTGTTTCAACAATGCTATTGCTTGCGCTTTGTTTTCGTCAGCTTGTTTCAAATATTCTTGCGATATGAATTTACCATTTTTATATGTATCACCAATCGAACCCGATGCAGTTGCATCTACTAAATTTGGCAAAACATCCAAATCATCAACCTCAATAATATTAACAACGATGTTGCCTTGCAATAATGCGGCTCTCATAATCTTTTCCCCTTACCAAATCACTGTAACAGTAACGCGCCCTGCCGCGCCAGCACCCGATGTTCCGCCTAATGAACCACCGCCACCACCCGCAGGGGCAACGCCTGAACCAGCAACACCATTACCTGAACCCACTCCACCAGCCCCAGCAAACTGCGATGTTCCACCTACTGTTCCGCTGTTTGAGCCACCGCCAGCACCGCCACCGCCACCATAAACTGCATCACCGCCATCACCACCTCTGCCACTAGATGTTCCAGCACCACCACCGCCACCGCCAAAAAATCCTGAACCGCCTTTGCCACCAATATTGCTAGTTGTGCCTGAAAAACCTTGTGCGCTACCAATTCCACCAACACCAGGTGTTGTTCCTTGTGCGCCACCACCACCACCGCCAATAGAACCTGTCCCGCCACTTACTCCAGTGTTTCCACCACCGCCACCTGTTCCTGCATTTTGGGATGTTGATGTGTTACTAAACATACCACCACCGCCACCTAAAGCTGATAAATACGAACCAAATGTTGTTGTTCCACCTGCATCGCCTTGCACATTACTGGTTTTGGCTAAACCGCCAGCACCAATAGTCACTGTTTCAGTTGATGATAAATCAGACAATCTGCGCCAAGTCCAAGCATATGTGCCACCACCACCGCCACCGCCGGCAGTTGTTCCGTTGTTTCTAGCACCTGAACCACCGCCGCCCCATGCTTGAATTAAAACAATTGCAGTTGATGGCGCATTTGATGGTTTTGACCATGTTCCTGACGCATTAAATGTTTGAATATCTGTGCCGCCAACATTACCTGCAACCCATGTCGTTCCATCAGATAACAATGCTTGCCCAGCCGTTCCCAATGCAACCATTTTTACTTGACCAGTGCCGTTCCCTACAATAACAGCATCGGCAGTCAATGTTGCCCTACCTGTCCCGCCATTTGCCGCTGGCGTTGCATTCACCAATCCTGTTGATGCGTCTAATTGACCTGATGTATTAACTTTGTTTGCCAGTTGGCTTAAATTAAATGCCTGTGTCATGCTATTCCCCTATGCCGCACCCGCTGATGCGAAAGTTTGTTGCAATAAAACTGTTGTGCTATTGGTTGGCGTTATGCTAAATGTATAACTGCCTGAACCAAGTGTGTAATCTGAAGGCTCTATTAAAAGCACGCCATTCGCATATAAATTAAACGCATTTGCCGCAAATGTGGCTGAATATGTTGCCTGTCCTGATACTGTATAAACAACAGTATTGGATGGCGTTCCAATTGGCGTTGTCAGATTGTTTTCACCAAATTGTATTATAGTCAAATTGCCTGTGACAGTTGCAGGAAAGTTTGTGATTGTATTTCCTGATATGTCGTAATCCTGTTCATTGACAGCCGTTCCGTTCAAAAATATCAATTCATAACCGCTATGCAAAGCCCAATCCGTTGGCGTATAAGAACCCGCACTTGTCATTGTTGTTGTATATCGGCTGAATACAGGATATGAACTTCCAGCCGCACGATAACGATAAATGACCGCGCCCGCTGTTGCCGTTGGATTTGTGCTAAATGTAATAGTTTGCGTTGTGTAATTGACCGCAGTAACAGTGTATTGCGTTGGTGTGCCAGTATTGGCAAATGTTAATATGTCACCGACATTGATATATTGATATGGCATATTTGCACTGTCCCAAGTAACAGTGTTTGTGCCGGTGCTTAATACATTGATGTGCAAGTTTTCATAATACGCGGCAACAGAAACGGCTCTCATTGAAATGCAAGAAATTTGGTCACCCGCAGTTGCGCCAACCGCCAATGTAAATGTTGTTGTTGTTTCTGTATATTCTGATGGATCAAGCAAACATCCGTTTTGCAGAATTAAATCTTGACCTGCAATATAACCTGCCGCCCTTGCTGTTGGCGTGAATAATGTTTGACCCGCAGTTGCAACAAAGTTTTGTTCACTGAAATAGAAATTATCAGGCGTTGTGAATCCTAATACGCGACCATAAATATCAATAGTAATTGTTGCCGCGCTACCTGTTAATGTTGGCGCACCGCCAAAATCCAAGAACTGTTGAAGCGATGCAACAATCTTGCCATCATTGTTGTTCACAATAGCAATCTCACCAGTGCCAACAGTCGTTGTGCCTGTTTCAATTAACTGCCCTGTTCTAACATCAAGGTCAATGTAATTGATTCCATCCTCAAGTGCTGACCATATTGATGGGTCAAACTGCGTTGCTGTTGATGGCACAAATGCGGCAGTGCCAGCGGCATATATAGCGAAGTCTGTATCAAAGCTAAATCTGCGACCAGTGCGATTAATGTAAACCAAATATATGTTATCGCCAAAGTTTGGTTCTGCGATATACCATTTGTAATCGCTTGGCGTTAATGATGGTGTTTGGGTTGATTGATTATAAAGTCCATAATAAATCTTGTTGCGTGGACTCAATGAAAAACCATTGCCGTTTTCGTCATCAGCATATGCCACTGACAAATATCGTTCAGTGTATTGGAATGTTGTTGGACGCCATTTATATATTTCTGATGCTGGTGAAAAGTCGCTTGACGCAATACTGTTTACCATGCGACTGAAAAAATACCAATTGCCCGCAGGAATGTTAAATAATTGAACTGGCGGCATCAATGTGTTTATGTCATACGGATTGCCGTTTGAATTGATTTCGGTTGTCCCAGCAAATATGCGTTGGGTTTCTGTTGGGAACTTATAGGCTGAATACCAAATTTCTGCATATTGCGTAATGCCTGAACTTGATGTTGTGACATAAACTGAAAACGCAGGATTTGCCGCGTTGGGCAAACTATTTGATATATATGGTGCTGGAATACTGCCAAAGGTAATAGGACTGCCAATACCGCTGTTTGGCGATGGCGTAAACTCTGTAATGTTGATGTCATCATAAACTTGTGGATTGTATTCCATCAAAGTCAAAGCGGCTGTCACTTGACCATCATCCCCAAATTTTTGCACCACTTTGGATATGCGGAATAATTTATTAGTCCACCCATAATTTGCATTGGTCACTGTAACAATGTCACCAGCTTCAAGTTGCAAGCCAACATAATTGATTTCAACAGTCATTTGCAAATCTTCTCGTGCCGCCTCTAAAAAGCGGTTTGCTATGTATTGCGCCTGAACGCTGTTATTAACCAAACTTAATGAAACAGATTGTTTATTCACTGGCTCATTTGGAAATAATAGTGATGGATTGATTACTGCCAAATCATATGTGACGCTGTTAAATGCGTCATTTGCAGAACTGTCGGGGAATTTAACCTCAACAATATTAAAGCTGTTTGCAATATCAATTGGGCTGATTGTGATTGCTGACACCATATTTGTGTCGTTGATATTCATAACTGGGAACGCATATGGCGTTTGAACGACAACGCCCCAAAGCCCTGTTATTTCTGAATAGCGTAATAAACAATCACAACAGTCTGCCATTTGTTGCAGATTTGGCATAATGTTTTCGGCTGTATCAACAGTCCCATTGAATGTGAATCGTTTTTGATATGATGTTCCACCGCCATATGGTGTATAAACAATGGATTGATTTGAATATGCGTTTAGTGCGTCAATGCTTGCTGTATCAATTGATGCTAAAGGTATCGCCGCGCCATAGCGTGTTGATGTCAAATAATCCAACAAACAATCGCCAGTTGCGGTTCTTGAATTGATTACTTCAAACTTTGTTTGATTAAGTTGCGTTGTGTTTCTTGATTGACTATACCGCAAACGAACAATTGCAAATGCGCAATTTGTCATCAGCTTTGTTGCATCCCATTTATATGTCAATTCAGGAATGCTCAATACATCAATCGCATTTAATGTACTATTGGTTGGCGTATATGAACCATTGGAATACAAGTAAATGTCCAAATATCCTTCAACATCTTGCGAATCGCCAGTGCTTTCATCAAATAATGCGGTAACTCTATATGGATTGTCAGGGTCATCAAAGCGGCATAGTTTCCCACCCCAATATACTTTGCCAAATGTAATAGCATCACCACTGCCGCCACTCTCTGTATTAGTAACTTCACTCAAAGCAATAACCCAATAAATATTTTGGTTATTGTTTGTGATAGTCATGTCGGTAATTATTCCACCAACAAAAGCCCTGCCGTAAACAACAGGTAATTTATTGTTTCCAGCTGGTGGTATTTGCTGACGATTGCCAATAGCTGGTTCTGCTCTAGGATTATTTGGGACATCAGGCGCAAATACTTTTGAAATAATTGTTGATGCGACCATGTTAATGGCGAATGCAATTGCCATCCCTGCGGCAGTTGAAGCAAATGCGGCACTTGTTAATGCTGTAACAATAATTGAACCAACCGCAAAAACTGGCGTTGAATAAGTCATCCATAATAATGTCAGCAATATAAATCTAATCATGGCAAATCCAGTTTTCCTCAATTTTAACAAGCCCAAACTTTTCATATTTCATGTTTGGCGATGTTGTCAGTTTTGACAGTGTAAACATTTTGATTGTATTTGCATCTTTTAATGCTTTGGCATAATCTAAATATTTTTTTAACAATTTATATCCAATTGTTGTGTGTCTATGTTCAGGCTTAACAAACCAAGCCAATTCATGCAAAACAAATGTTTTGTCGCACCATATTGCTGGCTGAATAATTCCAACAATCATTCCAACATCTTGTTCAATATATATAACACCGCGCCCAACAAGGATTGAATCAATCAACGCGCTGATATATTCAACATTTTCCAAACTTTTATATTGCTTTATTGGAGATTCATCCCTAAACATCCGCAACATTTCAATTATTTGCGGCTTATCAAACTTGTTTGCTAATCTAATCATCAGCTATTTGCTGGCGCGCCTTTGCCAAAAAAATAGTTTATGTTCTGAATAAAATTCACGCGATTCATGGATGTGTCATTTGGCGCAAAGAACTGCCATGAATTGTCATTTGTATATCTACCCGCCGTTCTGTTTTGCAGAATAATCTGAATGCTTGATGCGCTGACAGTAACAATGCCAACAAATTGTCGGATTTCTTCCATCCATTGTTCGCTGATTTGGAAGCTGTTAATGTAACCAGTGAAAAATTTATAAAGCCCGCTTTGACCTTGACCGCCACCAATAATCAATTGACCATCAGTATTAAAAAAGCCATGCCACATTTCAATCAAACAACCTTTTACATTGCTACTTAAAACCAAGCCCAACATCGCGGTGTCAATTCCAACCAGCGTCACTGTTGTTTCATTTGCTGTTGATTTGATGTCGCGCTGAACATCATTGACCTTAACCAATGTGCTTAAAGCCGTAAACGGCTGGGCATCAACGGCTGGAATTGTTAATGGTGCTGGTGTTGTTGCAAATCTATATACGGCATCAGGCGTTGTTATGCGCACAAAGTCAGCCATAATCATTGAATTTGATTCGGCGTAACCATCCCAATTTATAGTATTGGAAAATGAATTTGTCCAAGTAACAGCCGCACTTGAATTGTTAATCCAAGTAATCGGTGCTGTGGAAAAATATATTGTTTCCATTATGCAACAACCGCTTTAAGTACCATAAATTTAAGAACTGGTGCTTCACTTGCTGTCGTTGTGGCTGAATTGTTGCGGATTGTAATTGCCGCAGAACCAGCTGATGGCGTTGCGGCGCAAAGATAACGACCCATTGAACCAGCAATTTGCTGAACCAAAACCATATCATTGGCTTCAATAAATGAATTGGTTAATGTGAATGTTTGCGCTGTATTTGCCGCAAGTGTCGTTGTAAACAATGTGATGTTGCCAGTTAATTCATTTAATGTGACACCTGTTGCTCGGGATGTTGTTTGAGTAACTGTGCCACCTGCGCCTGTTTCATAACCAATTTTGCCACTACTGGATGTTATTGCGCCAGTAACCGCCAGCGATGTTCCTGTTGCCGCGCCTATATTTGGCGTAACAAGTGTTGGTGTATTTGCAAACACCAATGCGCCTGTGCCTGTTTCATCAGTAACCGCGTTCCTTAAATTTGTGGATGATGGCGTTGCAAGGAATGTTGCTACATTTGTCCCCAATCCCGATATACCTGTCAACACTGGCAGATTTGTGCAGTTTGTCAAAATGCCTGAAACAGGAACGCCCAACGCTGGTGTTGCCAATGGCGTTGTGCCGTCACCTATCCCATTAACAATGCTTGAAACCTGCGTGAAGTCTGTATCTAAATATGATAATGGAATTGAACCAGTTGAACTGGCAAATGTATAAGTTGCGGTATATGGTAATGATGGCATATTTTGTCCTTAATTTAAAACTGATTCAAATGCTTTAAAACTACCTGACCAATTGATAAAACTATCGTTTGTCATTGGAATCAAAGTATATGTTGGATAATCGCGCAAAATAACTGGGAATGTCACGCCAGTATATGATGAACCGCCCAAAGAAATTGTTGACCCAAATTGACCAATTACGCACTGCATTGTGCTTGTCAATGGCGTAATTAAATTGCGGTGAACTGGAATGCTTACTGTTGATGCACCGCCTCGCTGAACATCGGCTGTTGCTATGTATGCGTAACGCCCCACTTGGCAAAAATCGCCAGTGCGAACAATGTATGCTGTGCTAGATATTGACGGCAGATTGCCCAACACCAATGTTTTGTTTATTGATGATGTCTGCCACAAACATGATGCAATTTGACCTGATGTCATATCGCCTTGGTATTTGATGTAATTGACCCATCCAGTTGCACCAAAGTTTAAGTATTGTTCAATTGCTTTATCGGCTTGGCGTAATTGCGAAAGCAAAGTGCGGTTTTGAGAATAAAGCAAATAATTCATTGGCTTCATTTCAAATGCAAATGGCTGAACAGTTAAAATTTCTGATGTGCTGATGCGCTGATTGCGACTGACAACCTGACCAACAAACCTTTGGTCATTAATCCCAACGGATTCAGATATTGATAGTATTGTGGTCAGTGACATAAATTATCCTATCTTGACATTGGCAATGCGCGGTTTGCTGATTGATTTGCCGCCCATATTGCATCTTTGTTTTTGGCAATAAATTGAACGCCTGATTGCGTATCAATTGCACTCATGTTCTGAATTACTGTGCCATTATAAATCACTTGTTGCGATGCGCCTAATGCGCTTGATAATTGATGGTTTGGAATAATTGTCCCTGCCGTTTTTGGCACAAACAATTCTGCGCCCCTCTCACCAACAATGCTTGGCACTCCAACAGGCGGGTTGCCGCCATCAGCAAAGCCATTTAAAAAAGGATTGTTAAATATATCATATGCGCCAGCGGTTGCACTTACGCCGCCCGAACTAAACATATCTTTTGCAAAATTTCCCAACATAGAAAATATGCCTGATGCTTGCGCTTTAATTTGCAAACTCAACAAATCTTTAATCATTGAACCAATTAAATCTTTAAACGATATTTTGCCTGTCTGAACAAAATTATCCAATGCTTGTTCCATGCTGTTTGCCATTGAATTAAATGCGTCTGAACCAGCTTGCGCAGAATCCATTGCTCGTTCTTTAAAATTATTAAATGCTCTATCAAACCCAATCTGAAAAGTATTTTCCAATCTTTGCGTTTGTTCTTGCATCTTAATTAATTCATCATTTGCTTTTGCGATTTGCTCTATTTGTTCAGGCTCAAACATTGGGTCTTTGCCCAATAAAACAATCCGTTCTTTAAGGTCAAAATATGCCAATGCTTTTTCGCGCTGTGTGTCAGACAAGCTGGCAATTTGTCTTTCATAATCCAAACGGCGAACTTGAATTTGAACAGCGGCAACCTCATCAGCAATAGCATCGCGCTGTTTATCTTTTGCATCAATAACTTCGCGCTGTATATCCAATCCCTGTTGTTGGAATTGCAAAATCTTTTCGCCATATTTAATTTGTTGTTCATCAGCAATTTCTCTGACCTTGTTTAATTTAACAGCAAGGTCATATTCCTCTGCCGTTTTAAGCATTTTTTCTTTTTGTGCCGCTGTTAATTTTTCAAATCTGCCGCCTTTTTCAAATTCAAGTGCCAATTTTGCCGCAGTTGATTGTTGCTTTCCAATCTCGGCGGTTTGTAATTGAAGTGTTTTTAATTGTTGCTGATATGCGTTTTGTTGTGATTCAATTTGGCTTTGTAATTTTTCACGCGCGGATTTTTCTTTTTCGCTTTCCTCAATCTTGCGAACAATAGGACTGGATTTTAATATGTCCGGCGTTATCTGCCCACCTGACATTGGCGTAAATTTACTTTCAGCTTGTGCCTTGCCGCCACCAAATAATGACGCAGTAAACTTCCTAAACTTTTCGTCTGCCTTAACAAACAAATCAACCAGTTTTTCAAATTTATTGGAAAGCCATAAAATTGATTCGCCCAACCCACCTGATGCGGATGCTTGTAATTTTCCCCATGAACGCGCTAAAACATCGGCAGATTTTGCAGAATCCAATATTCCGTTTTCTGTTTCTTTTGATATTGATTCAAGATTTTTTAAGTCCTCGGAAAATCCTTTTATGTCTAATGTTTTAACAGATTTTCCAAATAAATCCATGCTGACCGCGTTCATGCGAACTTGGTCATTCATTGTTGCCAATTGGCTTATAGCTTTTTCAAATAATTCTTGCTGGGATAGTTTTGCTAAATCATCAAGCGTAATTCCTAATTCAGCAAATGTTTTTCTTACCTTATCAGAACCTTGTGCGGCTTCATCAATCTTATTGGTAAACGATGCCAGCATTTTGCCGGAATCCTCTGCTTTGCCGCCATTTAATGTCAATGCTTGGTTTAATTTAATAACTGATGCAATGGACATATCATTTGCTTTTGCCACATCATGCAATGCGTCAGCAAATTCAATTGCCTTGTATGCAATCGCACCCATTGCCGCACCAATCGCGCCAATTGTCGTTGCTGATGATTTGGCTTTGTTTGCAAAATTGACAAGTGCTGTATCAGCTTTCCCCAAATTGGCGGAAAACTGCCCTGCGTCAAGCCCTAAAACAACCGCCAATCTAGATATAATTGCCATTTTATTTTATCCCAAACTTGTCAACACTAAATCCATTTGCCTGTGACATAAATAATTTCAATGATTCACTTGCATCCACTTCAACATCGGAATACATATAACCATACACATTTCCAATGATTGATTTTAAACTATATGGCGCAGTGTTTGGTGGTCTTATATAATTAAACACGCCATTTGTTAATGCGCCAATTGTTGAAATAATTGCTTTGTTTCCAATTATCCCATCCGCATACATAACCATGATTGCAGTAAATGTTTCCTCATCTATTGCATCAATACTTTCCATTGTGTGTCCATTGAAAACCAAAGCCGCTTTTACTTGCGTTCTCAATGAACCAATTACTTTCCCCGCGTTTCTTTGTAATCAGGGGAAATTGCATGATTAATTTTTTCCACAAACTCCAATTGAATTGGCAATGGAAATTCAGATTCAATATCAGAATACTCAAGGTCATCCAATGATGAATCCGTTTCAGGAATTAACAATTTAAAATATTCAACAATTCTATGTTGCAATTCTAATTTTGTAATTGCCGCCTGACGCATACTGCGCCCTTGAATAACAATATCATTTTCAGTTTTGACAACATCAGGGTCATCAGAAAACTGCAAATCCATAATCATTTCTTTATACATTGCATCAACATCAGCATCATCAGGTAATTTTTTGAAGTTGTATATTGCCTCTAATTCACCAACCTGCGGAACTCTTACCTTGAATGTGTGACCGCCTAATTCAAATGTTCGGGTCAAAATTTTAATTTTGTTTTTTTCAAAATTATCACCAAGTGCTTTTCCTAATTTACTCATTTTGCGTTCTTACTCCTATATTGTTCAATTTTGTTTTTTAATATCATTCCCAAGCGATTTGTAACATCAAAAACATTTCCTTCTAAAGCTGGTCGCAAAAATGGCTTGGCTGGCATTTTTGCTGTTCCAAATTCGTTTGCTACTGCTCTTGCATCATATCCTTTTTCTCTAAAAAACTTTTTCTTTTCTTTTTTTGACATTCCCTGTGTTTGTTTTTTTAACTTTGGTGGAATTTGTTTTGTTGCTACAAATGCAACAACATTGTCATTTCTAGAAATATATTTTGATTTTCTATCACGCGCAGTTGGTCGTTTTCCCTGTATTCCAAGCGTTGTTTTTAGTTTCCCAGTGTCAACAGGCGCAAGCAATCTTGCCGCATTTAATACTGGAATCATTGCGTCTTTAACTGCCGGAATTAAAACTTTTGAACGCGATTCTTTATCACCAATTTCTGATGCAAGCTGTTTGAAAACTTCTTGGGTTTCTTTTAAACCTTCAACAGTAACAGTGCTTTTATCAGCCATTTTCATTTCGCTTAATCAATTTGTTGTATAACTCATTGTTTAATGCAACAACATATGCAACCACCTCATCAGGCGATAATTTGTCAGCATGATTCACTGCAATTTTATACGCCAAATCAATTCCTGAAATTCTTTGTTCCTGAAATCCAAACCAATTTTTTTGACCGCTTTTTGATTGTGCAATTAAAAATGTCAATAAATCACTTGATGATTTTATTTCAACCGATTGCATATCTTGTTTTGTCATAATTAATTACTCGTCATCAGCAACAATTTTTGGTGCTTTTGGTTTTGCAACCTTTTCAGAATCATCAGTTGCAGATTGCAATAAAAGATTCAAAACAACGCCCTCTGCGGTATCGCTATCAGTTTTTGCCAATTCAGCCAAGATTTCAGATTTGCCAAATTGATATGTTTTTGCTTCGGCTTTTATATCGCCATATGAATTGGATAATGTTTCAATTGCCTGTTTTAAAGTTGTCATGTTTGTTCCTTAAATTAATAAGCCCCTTGCGGGGCATTTATTAGTTGTTTGACCATCCGTATTGATTACCGCGTGGGTGAACTGTGAATGTGCATTTCGCTTCCGCGCCGGGATTTGGGTCAATTTGGAATTGGCTTACACGACCATTGAACGCATATGCAATTGTGTTTGTTCCGTCAACAGCGGCAACAACAAATGTTCTATCAACAACACCACTATACGCATCAGAACGGATTTGCAATAAAGCTGTGTCCGCTGGATTCCATGCGGCAGTGATAGTCATTGAAGTTGGTGCAGATTGTGTTGGGATTTTATCGCTTTGGCGTGAACCAGCAACAGAATAGTTTGCCACTGCATCATCCTGACCAAATGCAGGAATTGCCTCAACAGGAACTAAAACACCATTTGCGCCTGTGCCGTTTGCTGTTGTACCAACAATTGCGGCAACCTGTGCTGTCCAAACAGACAAGTTTGCAGTTGTTAATGGTGTTGGCGTTGCGGCTGATTGCATCCACAATGATGCTGAAAAGCCCGGTAAAATTTTATTTGGAACTGCCATAATTATTCCCCTTAATTAAGCGTTATTGCACCAACCATATTGGTTGCCACGCGGATGAATTGTAAATGTGCATTTTGTTTCAGCACCCGGATTTGGGTCAATTTGGAATTGTGACACTCTGCCATTGAATGAATAATAAACAATGTTTGTGCCATCAGTTGCGGCAATAACAAAAGTGCGGTCAACAGTGCCGCTATATGCGTCAGCACGAATTTGCAAAATTACTGAATCGCTTGGATTCCAAGCCGCAGTAATTGTCATGGATGTTGGTGCAGACTGTGTTGGAATCTTGTCAGATTGACGGCTTCCTGCCACGCCATAATTTGCAACCGCATCATCTTGTCCAAAAGCTGGGATTGCCTCAACATTTAATTGATTGCCTGACACTGCAATTGGAGAAACACTGCCAACAGTTGCAAGCTGTGTTGTTGTCAATGGTGTTGGTGTTGCACCTGATTGCGCATACATGGTTGCGCTAAATCCCGGTAATACTTTATTTGGTAATGCCATTTTTCATTTCCTTTTTTTCAAAAATTAAAAAGTAATGTCTTATGTTGGAATATCAATGGTGCAATCAAGAACTATTTGATTCAAACCAATCTCATTATCGTATGTGTTAAAAAGCCAATCAACATCAGCTTTTGAAATATAAAATCCACCATCCAATACATTTCCAAACATCCCTGAAAATCCATGCAATGCTTGCAAAATTGTATTTGATATATCAAAACATTGATTCATATTTTGCGCATATATATTAACCTGAAAAATTGGTCGGTCAATACCTTTAACGCTTTGCGTTGAACCAGTGTAAACCGGCTGATGAATGTTCCTTAATGTCCATGTAATAAAAGCTGGCTCTGTCGCAAAATTTCTATTAAAACTAGCATATACAGGAATTGGCGAAACAATACTTGCCAATTTGTATTGAACAGCTTTGCCAATATTAATTGGATTGTTTTGTGAAGTCATATTGTCACCACTGGGTCATTTCTGTAACAACGCAAAATAACATGCTGTCTGTCATTTGTTTCAATTGCACCAGCGATTCGCCAATCCAAGTTGCGATATGTTAATGAATACAAGTTTTGGTTTTCCACAATGTCTTTCATCCACCTTGTAAAATTAAACTTAAATTCAATCAAATCAGCATAAACGCGATATTTTTCCGTAATTGAAACGGAATTTGACACTTCACTGACAATAGCCATGCCATGAAATTTTAATGTTTTTATTGTTGATTGCTGTCCCAATGTATCAACACCAAAACTTAAATCAAAAACATCAACAGGTTCATATCTTGCGATTGTCATTACATCACCAAATCTTTATATGGTCGCAATAAAACATCCACGCCATATGGTATCTTTTGCAATTTTGTCAAAGTTGTTTCTGACCGATTGTTATATAAATGCGTCAATAACAATAATCCAGCCTGTTTAATTACAGGATACTGTGACAATATACTTGGGTTTACAGTGTATTCAACAATCACTGGGTTTGTTCTTAATGTTGAAACATTGGATGGGAAACCACCGGAAACCACAACGCGATTTCCAGTTTGGTCATAAAAGTAATTGTTTGATGCCAAGGTCACTAATACATTGTCAGAATTGTAATATTTGACAGCATTAATTACTGTTTGCCCCATTGATGTTTCAGGTAAATCCAAATTGGCTGGCGTGCTATATTGCCAAGGATTGCCATAATAAACACGATATGTTATTGAAAATATTGGTTTGCCCAAATAATCCTCAATGTGCATCCTTGTTGCTAAATCAAGCGTTTGCAATAAATCATCTTGCGATTCATCACCATATAAATTTAATTGCTCTGTGATTTCAGCAAAGGTCAACCATTGCGTCTGAATGTCGCGTGTAACCTGTTCAATCTTTTCATAATTGAACGGATTGCGATTTGACGCAAATGGAAGTGTGCCAATTTGGTTTGCCATTATTAAGCCCCAATCAAATAAACACCGGCGAATGGGTCACGAACTGTGGAAACCATACGCTTTTCAGCCCAAAGGGTCACAAAACCGGGTGAAGTTTGGTCAAACATTTTGATTGTCATTTCCTCACCATCAGCAATGGTCAAGAATCTATCCCAATTTGCCAACACGCCTGACAGTTTTCCTGCGGCTGGTTCATCTAAATATGGGTTTGGAATTACTGGGAAACCCATCATAAATGCAACAGCACCACCATCATCATCGCCTGTTTCAACAAACATTGGTGCGCCACCAGTTGAACCTTTTAATTTACGCAATTGCTGAATCAGTTTTGGATGCAAATGCCACGCTGTTGTATCCAGTGACCAGTATTGTGCTGGCAATAAATTTGCCGCATTAACAATGTCATCATAAGTAATTGCGGCGGCAGTGAAATCCTCTTTCAAAATAGTATGAATACCATTTGTGATTGCTGTGCCACTTGTGCCGTAACTTGCGGCTGATGTGCTTGTGTTGTAATAAGCTAAACCGCGCAAGCCATCAACGCCACCAGTTGTTGTCGTTGTTGAACCAGCTTGGTCATTGTTGATTGCCATTGAAGCGGCTTCAACAGCGGAAAATTCCAACATTAAATCATTTACAATTGCGGTTTCCAGTGCGTTCACATCGCTTAAAACGGCTGAACGAATTGGAAGTTGCGCAGAAATTACACGCATTGGAATTTGCCAAAATGCGGTATTGGTGTTTGGTGTTCCTGAATCCGGCGTGAATGTATAGCCGAATGGATTTGTTTGATTTGTTGCATTACCAGTTTTTGCCACGAATGAAACATCTGAACCTTTGGCAATAATTTGGCGTGAACCCATGCGGAATGGATTTGCATAACGCAAAGCCGCAGTCGCATCGTCAAAGTAAATCCTACCACCGACACCTGAACCGCTACCAGTTAATAATGATGCCTCATCAACATCAATGGCTTCGGAAAGGCTGACAACGGATTGACCATTTTTCAACGCCTCTTGAATGCCTTTATAAATCTTTTGTTCAGTTTTCATGGTCTTTTTCCTAAATCGTTAATAAAGGGGCAGGGGATTTTGTCCCCCGCCTATTCCTTTAATTAGTTTGCTGTCGCTGTTGAACGATAGCGAACAATTGCGAATGGGTCTTGAATACTTGATGCCAAACGCTTTTCACCAAAGAATGTGATGAAACCCGGTGCAGTTTGGTCGTATCTACGCAGAACCATGTTCAAGCGGTCAACGATTGTATGACCACGATTCCAGTCACCAAAATACATTGGATATAAGCTAGTTGTATCAGAACCAGTTGCAGTTGTGCCATTTGGATTGTCCAAATATTTGTTCACAACAACATCAAAGCCCAACAATTTACCAACGATGCCATCGTAAACCAATGGATTCATGCGTTCAAACACTGGTGTGCCGTTGTCATCTACCAAGCCACGAATTTGTGACAAGAATACTGGGTTTACAACAAACTTTGTTGATTCACTCCAATATTGTTGTGGCAAGCTGTAAACGAAATTGACAATGTCTTTATAAGTAACATTTGCCGCTGTTGGGCTGTCACCATTGGTTGTCAATTGGTCGTATGTTGCAATGTTGTGCAAGCCGTCTGTTGATGCTGTGCCGGATGTGCCAAATGATGCAACGGATGTTGTGCCGCCTGTATAGGTTGAATTTGCGCCGGGATATTGGTCAAGTCCACGCAAACCATTTGAACCGCCATATGGCAATGTTGTTAAACCTTGGTCGTTGTTGACTACCATTGACAACGCTTCTTGTTGGCTAAATTCTAGCAACATATCAGAAACAACATTTGCCTCTAAACCATCAACGTCATCCAAAGCCGCTGTTCGGATTGGGAATTGAACATTTAGGTCTTTAAGAACTAATTGCCAAATGCTTGTATTTTCAGTTGTGTTTGCGCCATTGTTGTTAATAGCATAGCCCCAACCAGCACCAGCATTGCCAACCTTTGCGCGGAACTGGTAAACAGAACCATCAGTTGAAACATTACGGGAAACACCACGCAATGGGTTTGCCAAACGCAATGCAACAAATACTGGGTCATAACCAGTGCGACCACCTTGATTGAAACCTGAACCTGTCAATGCTGATGCTTCGGTAACAAATGCTTGATGTTCAGCTTCATCAGCAAACAATTGCAATTCTTTTTCCTTGCGACCACCATTTTTAACATAGTCAGACAATGCTTCTTTAACGCGGCGGTTTACATCACTGCCAATTGTCTTTGCAACCTTGATGATGCTAGGTGCTTGAACTGATGCCATCTTTGCTTCCAAAGCGGCTACTTTTTCCTCAAAAGAAACTACTTTTTCATCCAATTTTGCTTCAATTTCTGTTTTAACAGAATCAATTTTTTCGGCAGTTTTGGATTCAATAGTCGTTTCAATCTCATTTAATTTTTCAATGATTTTTTCAGACATGATTATTCCTTAATGAACTTGTTTAATTTATTCAGCAATTCGCGTTCCTCAATAGCACGCAAGATTGCATCCTCGGTGGCTTCCGCATCAGAATCTCTCTGATTCGGTGCATTTTCAATAGGCGTTTCAACAACATCTCGTTGTTCCAACACTTTTTTGAATACGGATGCGGCAACCACCGCGTTCCGAACTGAAACCCCTGCATCTCGCAAAGTGCTTTCCAGTGTTCTTAAATCCAGCGAACCATCTTGCTGGAAATATTCTAATTTCTTGATATTGGCTTCCAAGTTGTTTGGTTGCATAACGATGGACACTTCGCGCAAACCACCTTTAGTGATTTGAAAATATCCTTCATCAAACTTTTCAGGTTCATCATCGTATGCCATACCAGCTTCATCAACCATTTGCCATTCATCAGCATATGCGCCAACAGAAACACCGCCAACCATATTTGGTGATTCCTTCATAATGGTATAAAGGTCACGACCCGCAGTTGTATTTGTGAAAATGCGACCTTTGCCACTCATGCCTTTATCGTCAAATTCAAATGATGTCCATTCGCCCACTGGCAATGATTCATCATCGTGTTGGAAATACATTGGCAATGGCTTGCCTGTTGCTTCCAATCCTTTTGCCCATTCCATAAATGGTTCTGCAACATAAAAGAATCGCCTGCCGTCTGCGCCTTCTCGTGCGCCCCATGTTGTGAATACTGCCTCAATGTGTCCGCTTTCGCCACTGGCTTCATCGGCACTGATGCCCAATTCTACTTTTGATTCATAAAAGAACCGAAAGTCTTTCAATTCGCTAGTCATTTACTGGCACTCCCTTGTTTTTCATTCCGTTGGTTTCAAGCGGATTTGGCTTCCTGCGCAATGCCGCTTGTTTTAACAATTTCAGGGTATCTGCTAATTTAAGCACTTCCAGCCCTGCCTGTTCTGCCTATCGTGTCAGTGTTCCCGCCACCACCTGTATCTTGCGGGGATGAACCGGAAATTGGTTCTGTTTGTTTTGTGTCTGATTTTAATTCATTTGCACCATCAATGCTTGCGCGACCTAAATATTCACGCGCTTCATTTGGTGTCAAGATTCCTGCATTTACGCCAGCAACCGCATAATTCATTTGGTCAAGGGGCGCACCTTTTAGGAAATTTTCTGTTTGAAACTGAATGCAAAGATTTGGATAACCTTGCAATAAACTAGATTTCAGCTTTTGTTCAATATTGGTCAACATGGGTGACATTGTGGATTTGTAAAATTCATCCAACATTGTCTGCGTGTTGTTATATTTGGAATCACCAATGCCAATCATGGCAGGGGGAACACCAAACAAACCACAAATTCGCTTCATGGTTTGCATCTTTAATGCCGCCGCATCAGCATCCTGCAAGGTCAACATTTCAAGTTTTTCAAAGGTCATTCCCTGGTCTAATAGGATGGATTGCCCCGGTTTGCTTGGGTCTGTATCTTTTGAACCTGTCATATTTGCCCATGCCTCTTTTAGTCGGCTGGCAATTTCTTTAAACTTGTTGTCAGGAATAACCAAGTCTGTTTTGAACAATCCACTTGGTTTTGCGCCGTTTTGCATAACAAAGTTTGCATAAAGGTCAATGTCTTGGTCAAGCCCAATCAATTCAGCCGCCAAAATGCCTTTATTAAATGAACCTGAACCTTGCCAAGCGGCATCCATAACATGAATGATTTGATGCGCTTTTAATGGCTTGTCTTTGCTGAATCCGTATGTTGGCGTGGAAACGCGATATGCCGGATAACGCATTTCGGTTAATTGTGCTGTAATTAGTGTTGAATCCAACACATACATTTCAATTGGCGTTTGCAAAACATTGTCTTGGTCATTACGCCACAATAATGTGAAATTTTCACCAGCCAATTCATACCACATACACCATTGATACCAAAACTCATATTGGCTTTGGAATTTGTTTGGCTCGCTTAATAATGCGGCAACAGCGCGTGCCTTTGCTTGGTCGCGCTTTGAAATACCTTTGTTCAATGTTGCATCAACAAGTGTTCCATCCTCGTTGTATGCCATAACCTTAATTGGCAATTGTGCCAATGCGCGTGCTTTTGCGCCAACACAAGCCATAACAGTACTGTTTTGCGACAGCATTGTCATGTCCACTGGTCTGCCGGCAGTCGTGGATGAACCAGTTGTCACATATAAAAGTTGATATGATGCTGATGATGGATATGAACCTACATTGCGCAGGACATTGTTGCCTAAAGCTGTCTGCCCAAATAGGGCATTACTTTCGTTTGAACTTGCTTGTTTTCGCTTGAAAATGTCCAATATCGCCATGTTTTCACCTTAAAAACTTCGGAAACCAAATGATGTTGAAACCAACGGATGGTCAAGCGAACAGTGCATTGCAATAATCATCGCAATAATGCCATCCACCTTTGCGCTATAGTCAGCTTCATTTTTCCGAACTTTGATATTCCCATTAACATCGGTATAAACTTCGCAATTGCCTAATTGCCATCCGACAAATGGGTTTCCATCATGTCTTATTGAATGTGACATTATCAGCTTTTCGGTATGCTTGGATGGATTGCTTAAAACCGCCATCCCCTGCCCAACCTTTTTAACTGGAATGCTGTTGTCGTTTAAACGCGCAATTAAACTTGCGGCGTTATACGCATCATAACCCACTTCTTTGACATTGTAAACTTCGCATTGGTTCTTAATAAATTCTGAAATTTCGCGGTCATCCATTACATTGCCTTGTGTAACTTGCAAGATTTTGGATTTTATTGCCAAATCAAAAATGTCTTTGTAATGACTAGGAATTACTGACAATCCATATTCAGGAATAAAAAACTTAAATTCCGCAAAATAATCATCATCAGCATATCGCTTCAAAATGCAAACAGCATTAAGGTCGCGCGTTGCCGCCAAGTCAAATCCAATAAATACGGCTTCCGGGTCATCTTTTGGTGCGCCAATAGAATCATCCCAATATTGCCGGTCAATCCAAGCTGTGTTTGCAGAAACATATACATTTAATGTTTTGCAAAGAAATTCATTAAGTGTTGCTGGCTTTAACTTTGCCTGTTCGCATCTTTCCTCAATGGCTTCCTGAAATACTGTAATGCCATGCATTGGATTGGCTTTATGCCAAGTTGCTGGGTCACGCCAGTCATCCTGCGGGTCAAGTCCGTATAAAAGTCCAAACCAATGTGGATTGTCAGGTGCTTCACCATTCAGCATGGATTGAAACATTGTCATATCTTCAAAAAACTTGGTGTCTTTGGTAAACGATGCCGTTGTGATGTATATACGCAACGGATTTTGTCGCGCAACCATACCTGAATGCAAAACTTCAATTGAATTGCGGTCAACAATCTGCGCCGCTTCATCAATAATTGCGCATGATGGGTTTTTACCATCGCCTGTTTTTTTATTGTCCCGCGATAATGCTTTAAACATTGATTGCTGGTCACCGGTCTTTTGAATCTCATATTTACTTGGCGTGAACACTTTTTTAATTTCAGGCGGCATAAATTCAACAAAACCTTTGGCGGCATCAAAAACAATTGATGCTTGTTCACGATTTGTTGCCAATGTAAACACTTCCGCACCAGCTTCACCAAATTGCAATTCATACAGACTGATGGCGGCAATTAATGTTGATTTTCCCGCTTTGCGTGGAATGTAAATAATGACATCAGTTGTCATTCGCTTGTCATGGTCTTTTTTATGACGGAATCCATATATGGCGCAAATAATCAAAATTTGAAAAGGCTCAAGCACAACAGGCTTGCCAGCCCAAACACCTTTGGTGTGTTTTAGCGTTCCAATAAATTTTAAGAAGTGTTCAGGATAATCCGCGACAAATTCATATTCCCAATGCTTATCCTCAAGTTCGTTTAAGAATCTTTGACACGCCAATCGGACATAATTGCAAGCTGGGATGTTTCCTTTGACAACATCAATGGCGTATAAAATTCCATCCTCAATTTTCATTTGACCTTTTTAACCCCTGACAGCAAATCATCAAATTCATTTTTTTCAGGCATTTTTGCTGACAATCTGCCACGCGGTGTCAGTCCTAATTCATTGCATAGGCTGACAATCTTGTTCATTGTGTCCTTGGCAACAGTAATGTGTGGATTCGCGCCCATCGTTTTGCCATTATTAAATTCAGCAATGACCGGTTCGGTTTCAACACTTTTCCAACAGCGAATATATAGCGTGATGTATTTTGCCAACATAGTCAGCAAATGTCTGTCCTGTGCCGAGCCAAGTCCATATGTTTCAAATAGGAAGTCGGATGTTTCCGCAATAAAAACCTTTTCATCCCACGCATCCAAATTATCCTGCCATTCTGCAATCGGGATTCTTTGTCGCAGATTTTCAGGAATTAAAACGCCAGCGTTCTCGCCTTTTGTGCCGCGCACTATGTGCAATTCAGGTGGAAGTTTGTTATGCGATTTCATGATTTATCCTTTGTCTAATTAAGTCTGAAATTTCCGAACTTGGAAATAATTTAGCGCAAGCATCGTTTTCAAACATTTGCCCATGCTTGAATGCTGTCTGAATTGCATCAGCCAATTTATTGTTAGCATCCAGCGCACCTTGAATATAACCTTCTTTGTATGCCTCTGATGCCAATGCGTTTAATGTTTCTTTGTCCATAATCTGATTGTCCATAATGCCATTTTTTATTGGGAATTCCCTAAACGCAAAAAAGGTGCGTTTGATAAAAAAAACTAATCATAAATTATGCACCCCCCTTTTAAACCCATTGTTTGCGTGTAATTGCC